TTTAAAGATAAAAGAAGAGTTATTATTTTTGCTTCGCATAGCTTTGATGATGATGGCGAACTTACTGTTGGCAACACCACAGTTTATCCACGATCTGTTGTTAAAAAAATTGAGGTATTAAAATGAAATGTTTTTTTTGCGACACTGAAGTTAGATGGAATAATGATTTTGATACAGAAGATATTTATCCAAATTCAGAATACACAATAACAAGTATGTATGAGTGTGATAATTGTAAGGCTTGGTATGAAGTATCTACTCATAAAAAGGAAAAAAAAAATGACAAATTCAAAGATATTTGATGAGGTTGGTTGTCCTGATGAACTCAAAAAATGTCAAGCTGAATTGAAACGACAAAAAAAATTTATAGAAAAACAATCTGATATAATACTTGCTTTGGAAAAAGATATAGAACTTAAAGATAATATAATTTTAGTATTAAAAAATAAATGAGATACGCAAAACATTTTGACAAGGACCTATACTCAAGGTGGCATAGGCGATTTGAAAATATTGCTATGGTAGATGTGGACTCTGTGGAAATATGTCAAAATAAAGGCTGTTGGAAACCACTAGCTTTAATTGAAACTGTCTATGATACTGGCAACTATGTTAAATATACCAATGTCACTCGTTGGATAGCCTTATCCTGCCATATCCCTGCGTATTTGTGCTTTTATAAAAAATGCGACCACGAGAGCCTAGAATTTAAAATTAAGCGAATAGACACCCCCAATGAGCCTCTAATCACTATGTCTGAACAGGAATGGGTATCTATTTTACAATCCTTGCAGGACCAACATCAAAAGGTATGTAAATATGGTAGAATTTAAGAGGTATTGGCATATGCCTACCCATAAAACATTTAGTATTAAACCATTTAAAGATTTAATAAACCAAGAATTGAGCAAAGATTATGTAGATCCTTTTCCATATCCATATAA